CGCATACACTCAGCCGTTATCTAAAGCACAAAGCGCAAGTCAAACTCAATCTTGTCCCGAGTGCGGTGGAAACAATTACATGGCAGTACAAAACGCTGCAGCAAGGTGTTATGACTGTGGGTATCCGATAACACAAGCAGGCAGTCGTTACGGCTCATTGACTGGAGCCACAGTAGAAGGCAGTGCAAAGTCTGCGCAAGGTAATGATGTTCAAAGTAACTGGAATCCACAGGGAATTATTGGGAGAGTAAATTGATAAATGCTGAAGCACGCAAACTTATTGCACAACTTAATAAAAAGTTTAAAGGCGACGTGGTTGTTATGGCGTCCGATATTCGGAGCGATATTATTCCTCGTATCACTAGTGGCTCTACTACCCTTGATTTTGTATTGGGTGGTGGTTTCCCTGGGAATCAATGGAATGAACTCATTGGGGAACCGTCGCACGGCAAGACAGCTCTCGCTCTTAAGACTATTGCAGCGAATCAAGCATTAAACCCTGACTACACAACTGTGTGGGTAGCTGCCGAACAGTGGGTGCCAGAGTATGCCGCAATGTGTGGCGTAGACACGTCTCGCGTTATTGTTATTGAGACATCCATTATGGAGGAGGCATACCAAGCAGTCATTGAGTTTGCTGAGTCCAAGTCGGTAGATGCTATCGTCATTGACTCACTGCCAGCATTATCTCCAATGCCAGAAATGGAAAAGGATATGAGTGAGTCAACCGTTGGTCGTGGAGCACTGCTTACAAACAAATTTTTCCGTGTAGTTGGTACAGCAATGAAGCGCTCTCTAACTGAGGATGAGCGTCCTGTACTTGGGTTGATTATCAACCAATACCGAATGAAAATTGGTGTGATGCACGGTGACCCTCGCACAACTCCTGGAGGAGAAGGAAAGAACTATGCGTTCTTTACTCGTTGCGAAGTACGCCGTAAGGAATGGATTGAAATTGGTTCAGGAACAAACAAGGTTAGAGTTGGACAACAAGTTGTTGTTCGCACATTAAAAAACAAGACTGCACCACCACAGCGTGTTGCATATTTTGATTTCTACTTTGCGCCAGGTGGCGCCTGTGAACCTGGAGAGTTTGATTTCGCTAAAGAAATTGCCTCTCTTGGTGTAATCATGGGTGTTATTGAACGTAAAGGTGGTTGGTTCTATCATGGTGAGCGTAAGTGGCAGGGCATTGAGTCCGTCATTGCAAGCATCCGTGAAGAAGTTGACCTTAAAGAAGCAATACAAACTGCTGTACTTTCATCAGATGCTGCACCATTGGCTATTGATGAAGACTGAAGGCCAAAAGCAATCCCAGAAGCACGAGAAGAGACTTGCCAAGAAAATTAGCGGTAAAACTATGGCTGCATCTGGAGCATTTTGGTCCCACAAGGGAGATGTTCGGTCAAGCGACCTCTTGATTGAACATAAATTTACAGGAAAGAAATCTTTTTCTGTAAAGTCAGAGGTGTTGAAGAAAATAACGACAGAGGCCATCCTTGATGGACGTATGCCAGTACTGGGCGTTCATCTAGATGGGGAGAATTACGTAATTCTTCTTGAAGACGACTTTCTAGAGATGAGGGACCGTCTAAAGGATGCTTAATATATGTATGAAAACGAACCACCCTGGTGGTCTAAAGCACGTTGCTTTGGAGCTGCCCCTAAAAGCCAAGAGGAAGAAGATATTTTCTATCCTCCAAGAGATAAGGACCGATATAAATTAATTGCCGATAAAGCCAAGGTTTATTGCCTTGGTGAAAATGGTAAGAATCCGTGCCCTGTACTAAAAGATTGTTTGTGGGATGCAGTCACTCGTGACGAACCACACGGAATCTGGGGAGGATTGAGCCACAGAGAAAGAAATGCTTTAATACGTAAGTGGAAAAAATCATTCGCTAAGAAGATGACTCTTAAGGAGTTTATTTTCAGTAAGGACTAACATGGCTACAGAACTAAAGAAGTTCTTAGATGCAAAGAAGACGACAACACGCTTATTGGGTGATGTTGAACGGTACCTTATGCGCCGTCCGTTAGACGACCGCCGCCAAGACGTACTCCACCCGTCAGAGATAATCAAACCTGACTGGTGTCACCGTTATTCGTACCATTTACTAACGGGTGGAGAAGCGAATAGAACCAAACCAAATCTTAGATTGCAAAACATATTTGACGAAGGACACTACATTCACGCTAAATGGCAGTCTCGTTTTCAGGCAATGAATGTTCTTTATGGAAAGTTTGAGTGTTTAGCTTGCCAGGTAATGACCATAGGTATTTCTCCAGCCTGCAAAGATTGTGGGCGTAAAGATGTTATGGAGTACCGAGAAGTCACCCTTGTAGATGACAACCTACGGATTGCAGGTCATACAGATGGTTGGATTAAAGACATCGGAGATGATTGCTTAATTGAAATCAAGTCTATTGGCGCAGGAACCCTACGCTTTGAAGCCCCCGATATCCTTGCAGATGCTGGCGGAGATATGACCAAAGCATTCAACAACATTCGCCGTCCATTCCGCAGCCACTTACTGCAAGGTCAGATGTATTTAGAATTAGCGCACCGTATGTATGGTGCTGAAGCGCCAAAAGAGATTGTTTTCTTGTACGAGAATAAGGCAGACCAAGCAACTAAAGAGTTCACTGTTAAAGCAGACTATGAGATTGTTGAACGTATTTTTTTTAGCGCATCAAAGGTAATTGCTGCTGTAAAAGCAAAGAAGATGCCTGAGTGCAACGTTAGTTCTGATGGTTGCAACTCTTGTAACTCTTTAGTGGATTTGGAGGAGTGGGGTGCTTAATTTAGGTCCAATGTCGTCTTTAGCAGTAAAGCGTATGACAGAACAAAACATTAATATGTGGCCTGACCAATCAGAGCAACCAAAAATGCCACGAGACATTTCCGCCTTAGATAGCGACGAACTTAGCGCACTTTTTACTCAGTTAACTGCCTGGTCTAATTTTGTTGCGGGTCAACTAGCTGCATGTCAAGTAGATGAGCATGTTCTAAATAAAAAGAAAGACTCTTTAGAGGCTCAATTGTTTTTAGCTAAAGACAATTCAAAGGTTAAAGGTGAGAGAGTAACCCTTATCAAAGCTCAAGTTGCTGCTGACCCAAAGATTATAGATTTAGAAGACCAACTTACTCACGCTTACGCATACCGCAAGATGGTAGAGGTTGTAGCCAACAACTTTGAACGAGATGTGGCGTTGGTTTCTCGTGAGATTACTCGTCGTACAAATGATTTCCGTGCAACACGAAAGGATAAGTTCTCCGCATGATTATCGGCCTAACAGGTTACGCACAAGCAGGTAAAGACAGTGTTGCAAAGAGTCTTGTTCAAAACTATGGGTACACTCGTGTTGCATTTGCTGACAAGATTAGAGAGTTGTTAATTGAAACAAACCCTTTTATTAGAGATGGGTTTAGAGTTGAAGGCGTTGTTAGCGCGTATGGTTGGGACCAAGCAAAAATATTGTTTCCTGAAATAAGGCACTTGCTTCAAAGTTTAGGTGTAGGTGCTCGTAAAACATTTGGAGATGAGTTTTGGATTCATCAGGCACTAAAAGACCTTAACTCTAAAGATAAAATCGTTATTTCTGATGTAAGGTTTGTAAATGAAGCTGAATGCATTAAACAACGTGGTGGTCAACTTTGGCGGGTTAAACGCCCAGGAGTTGCAGCAGTTAATGCTCACATTTCTGAGTCAGATTTAGATGGATATAAAGTAGATAAGATTTTAAGCAACGGAGGAACACTTGAGGAACTAGAGTTGCTAGTCCACACAAGAATGGACTCCTGAGCTCATGACAACTAAAGTAATAGACGGCGGATTAAACACTGCAGGTAATGTAACGATTGGTATTGACCAGTCTCTTACAGGATTTGCGTTAACTGCATTATCCTTAGACGACCCAAAGAAACACATCACTTGGGTATATAAATCTCCGTACTTTGGAATTGAACGCCTTGTAGACATTCGTCAATGGTTAACAGACCATTTAATGTACTTAGAAGAACATGATTTAGATGTTGTAGATTTAGCAATGGAAGGAACAGTTCTACAATCACAAGCAGCGTTAGTTCTTGGAGAACTTTCAGCAACCGTACGATTAGCTATCTACGATTGGTACGGTGAAGATGACCCACGTAGATTCCCCTTAAAAGTCCCACCAATGACGCTTAAAAAGTACGCATCTGGCAAAGGAAATGCTAAGAAACAAGAGATGTTGTTGCAGATATACAAACGATGGGGCGTAGAGTTTAATGACGATAATGCTGCAGATTCCTACGCTTTGGCACGCCTTGTAGGAAAATTTTCAATTAACGAAGTTGAAAAGGCAGTAGCTGAGCAAATGTCAGACCCTAAATACCGAGACCAAGCACGGTTTTAGACCTATCCTTTAGTTCGGGAGTGGCACACTAAACCGAACCAAAGGACTAACAATTGAGTAACACACCAGAACTACCAAAAGAAGAGCCGTTTTTGCGAGTAAGCGCAAGCTCCAACCCGCAAAGCGTAGCCTCAGCCATTGCCCATGCAATTTACGACAAGCGTGAAGTAAAACTCCGTGCTGTTGGTGCAGGAGCAGTAAACCAAGCAGTTAAAGCCATTGCCATTGCTCGTGGGTATGTAGCCCCTCGTGGTATGGATCTAACCGATAAGCCAGGGTTTACAACCATTGAGTCACGAGACGGCGAAATTTCTGCAATCGTCTTTCACATTACAGCAAGCTAAAACCGTCGTATCCTTATCCCAAAGCAAGGAGTAATCATGGCAAATTTCTCAGACATGGGTCACGCAATGCGACGTCGCATAGGCGCCCCTTCATCACATCTAGAGTCAGCAGGTAAAAGTATGAGCAAAAATATTCCAACAACAGAAGAAATCTTAGCTTCTGCAGAACACGCAAGTTCACCACGCCGTTATATGGGTATGGATGCTGCAAAGTTTAACAATGTAAGCGGAACTCCAACTGTTGGCACAAAGATTTCAAAGAAGAACACACAAGCTGGAGATCCAACAGCGGGTGGAAAAGCAAATCGCTCAAATGTTTCTGCAGGTAATGCAGCACAGTCAGAGCGTATGGGTGCTCGTCATCGTATCTCAGTAAAGTTCCCTGCAGGAAACGACCCAGCAGCATCAGCAACAATGTCAAGTGGCAGAGTTGTTCGTTCAGTAGCTGGTCGTCAAGCACCAAACTTTAACGACGGAAACAGCGCATCATACTAATATGTCAGATATTATTTCTTCTGAAGAGTTTGGTTCTACAGTAAATACGGGTAAACCAACGCAATACCATAATGAGACTGAACCCCCTTTGTCACTAAGCACGTCAACTAACACAAGTGTTGGTCAACAAACTGCTTGGCGTCCAAAGAGAGGGGCATCGTTGTCTCGTCAGACCTCTGGTAGCACGTTGAACTTTGATGCTGCACCTGCTGGAACACCGCTTCCAAAGTCAGACGCTGGAGCAAGTTTCTTAAAGGGTTAGTTCTCAGGAACAAGCCCATGGAGGGCGCAATGTTCTTCGTACATTCGGTCAACTAACTCATCTTCTTGAGTTGGTTCACCGATATACGAGGCACATAGTTCACAAAAGACAGCCCAAATAGTCGGATTAAAATCTACGGCAACAACGTCTACTGACATTTGGTCTCCTTTGTACAGACATTTAGCGCTCTAAGAAGGAAAATAGTAACATGATTCCTAACAGTGACGGACGTAGCGTAGCGGCGCAATTGAAGGAAAGCTCACGCCCAAGCTACACAAAAGAAGAAACACGCCTGTTAGCTAGTAACCCAAAAGGCGCCGAAGACTTCATCCATTCCACAAACAATTACGGTGGAGCCTCAATTAACTTGACCAGCGGAAATGTTATTCAACCTGGTGAAAAAGTATTTTTAGTAGGAAAAGAGCCATCTAAGCTCAGTGGTCACCCAGTTGACACAGCGTTTGAAAGTACAGGAACTAAATCTCCAAGTTTAAGTGCACAGCAGTTTGCGTCTCATTTCTTGCGTTTGCAAGGACATGCAACTGACTCTAAAGCAGTAATGGGTAGTTGGGTTGACTCTAAGGCAAAAGAAAAAGGCGTTCAAATTGATTTGTCTACAGGGCATAAGTATAAAAAAACTGCAGAACGCAAAATGATTTCTCGCAACGAAGATGCTGTTTGGAATATGCACAATATGCGCAATATCCGTAACGAAGCAGCACGCAAGCGTCACGGCATCACAGAGCCCCGTCCACCAAAGGTTAACTAATGCCAGGTGGAACAAATAACTTTTCACCATCACAGAACTGGCAGTCCCTTGGGGCTGACGGTGTGTATGGTTACAACAACCAAGGTGGTTCAGGAACTTCTGTAGCAAGAGATTCAATGGATGCGTCACGCATTGGCGTGGGACGTGTTCCATCTGCCGAGTATCCCGATGGATACCTTGGCACTATCCGCTCACGTCGTGATGACCGTTTGTTGGATAGTATCAAGTCTCGCGTCAACCAGAAAGCCTATCAACGTGGCGTGCACAAAGGTGAGCGCATTGAGCCATCTATGTATTTCTGGCCTGATGGAATCAATCCTATGTCTGGTATTGAACGTCAGATGAAAGCTGCTTACGTAAATGTAAATGGTGTTAATGTCTATCAAGCATTGCGTAATACACCTCAAGTAGCGTTACTTCCAGCACCTCACCTTGTTAACGACGGTAAAGCAAACACTGTTGCCACATCACCTGCAGAGATTAATGAGCGTCGTCAAGCAATGCTTGCATACTTGAAACCAGCGTGGCGATAATGACGCAAAAGTTTGACGGTAATTACGACTACACAAAGCCATGGCGTGCACCGATACAGCCTGACCAAGTAGCAAAGCGTTGGCAGTACAACGGTCCTTTTACATCTAATATGGAACGACTAACAACTCAAGCACTAATGATTATGAACGTTCCTGGTAAAGATATTCAAGCAATGGTTCGTCCACCTCTTCCACAAATTCGGTTATTCCCTGACCGTTTTGGTTATGGGTTCCGTGGACAACCAGGAATTGATGATGTTGTAACTATAGACAGAGTTTACGCAGAGCCACGTGTATCCTGGTTCTCAGGTGGTCCAGCAGGTTTCCAAGCTGCATCTCGTAATGAATTAGGGGGTATCTAATGGGTAATAGCAACGCATCCAATTGGGCAAAACGATGGGCAAAAGGTCCTGTAGACCGTAGTGGTCGTCCAGCATCAAGCGAGCCTTTGTATTCCGCGTTTTCAACAGGTCATGGGATTAACCGCAGCACACCAAAAGGTAAGTTAGATTACCCAAAGGGAATGACATCTTGGCATAAGCCAGAGGAGAAGTAATCATGGACGATGGCGATGGCTCATTCATGATGGAAATTCAAGCACGTCAAATTGCTGAGAATGCAACCCGTTACAAGGGTTCACACCCATGCTCAACGTGTGGAATTATTATGAATCCAGTACAGGTTTTACACAGCAAGGGTATGTGTGCATCTTGCTACTCTCAAAAGATGTCTGACCGTGTAAAGCGGAAGATGGTTTAAGCATGGCTAAAAAGAAAAAAGCAGCAGCAAAAGAGGTTGAAAGAGTCGGAATGACTCCTGAACGTGAAGCCGAGATTGCTAAAGAAACTGAAGGAGCGTTAGCTTCTGCTCGTAAGTCTGAGGAAGACCGTGTAGCACGAGTCGGCGCAGCAGGCGTAAAGGGCACAACAGAACGTACAGCGGTTGAAGTTGACGCCAATCCTGGAGTAAAGTTTAAGAAAAAAATTACTCGTGACACAAAAACTGGTCGTGCAAAAGTAGCAGACGTTGACGTTCGCGTTTCAGGAGAAGAAGACCAGGGTCCATCTGCTGCTCCTAAGATTCAACTTCCAGGACCTGTAATTAGCACTGGAAGAAAATTAGCACGCCAAGGTATAAGAGCACCAAAGCGTGGAGAACTTGCTCGTGGTGTAACAATTGTTGAACCAAAACCAAAAAGAGCAAAGAAGGTTGCGCCAAAACCTTTAGTAGAACGTGATGCAACTACAGGGCGTGCAAAAAAGAAATCTCCTCCAACACCTCCAACACCAAGTCTTACTGTAATAGCTCCAGTAGCACCTAAACCTGAGCGGTCTCGTCCATCAATTGCTCCAGGAGCAGGAGCCCGTCGTGAGCCTGTTTATATTGATACAACTAAACCAGAAGGTAACCAAGCAAGCCGTAAGTTAAAGGGTTTAGCAGTTCCTCACAAGGTGATTGCTCCAGCGGTAAACCAAGCCCTTCAACACCTAGATGATATGGCAGCCACCAGAGGAACTACTGAGCACCACGGTCACGCAGAAGCGTTTAACGCTATTCACCCTACTATTTTGGGTATGGACGCAACTATTCACCACGCATTAGGGGCTGTGTATCACCACACGATGTATCCAAAACATAATTCTTCTAGCGTTATAACCCAAATTAAGTCTGCTATTGGAGATAGACTATCTGAGGGTAAACAACTAGAAACCCAGCGAGCCCAAAGACAAGGAAGAGCATAATGGCGAAGAAGATTAAAAACCCTGCAGTTGCAGCAGCAGCAAAAGCTGGCTCAATTAAAGCAATGCCAAAGAAAGAACCAATTAAGAAAGTTCCAGTAGAAAATGTTTCAAAGCCTGCAACTAGATTTTTTGGGCACGCAGTTTTGAAGGGAACAGGAAAACCAAAGATGGTTGAGCCTGGTTCTAAAAAAGAGGCAAAACTTAAAGCTAAAGTGGAATGGGCTGAAGCGTACGAAAAGAAATCTGCCGCAAAGTCTAAAGCTAAAACTGCAGCACTGAAAGCAAAAGGTAAAATCTAATGCAATGGAATGATCGCCGTAAAGCTAAGAAAGCGGCTAAAACAGGCGCTAAATTAGTTGAGCAATATAAGCAAAATAAAGGTAGAGCACTCCATGAGACTGGCGCTTTTAGCGGTAGAACAGATGGGGACTGGAACCGTCCTAAGCATTCTTCACAGGCAGAGAGCCAAGCAGCAAAAGAACTGAACTGGTAAAGGAACCCAAATGAAAAACCCACTTAAGAAGCCAATGACACCAACACAAAAAGCAGCAATGGCTGATGTGAAGGCTCGTGGTAAAGACACAAAGGTTGCACAAGCAAATGCTAAAGAAGCAAAGAAAAACGTTAAAAAAGCAGGAGCAAACACACCCGCATTTAAAGCGCTAATGAAGAAAGGCAAGTAATCATGACAGTTAACTCGTCACGCTCAATGAACGCCTCACTAAATGCAGGCGCAACAGATGGTAAGTATCGCAAAGCTCGTCCAGACACAGAGGTAATCCCCGGTAACGGTGACGAAGCAACGCTAGACAACCGTCAATCACTTCATCCTTTTTACGGTTATGGTTTTATCACTTCTGAGTTTCCAAACAAGGTAAACCCAGGTAAGTAATCATGGCTAAGCGCACCTCTAACACTAAAGCTGGTCCACTTATTCAGGGACGAGAAGAGTTTAAAGGCTCAAATATGCAAGGCGTTAAAGGTGCCCCATCTTCTCACGGTTGGTTATCTAAAACTCAATTCTCAGAGCAGATGGCTAATGTAGCAAACACTACTGATTACCACGTAATGTCTTACGGAACTCCTATTGCTGTTCACCACGAAGGTGGTTGGATGTATCCAGACGTTTCACACAGCCCATCTACTGGTCGTCACCAGTCAATCGTACGTAGTGCAATTGGGGTTAAGAGCGCACGTGACAAAAAGATGGAAGAGCGGGCAGCTAAGAAAGCAGCCAAGGCTGACTCAACAGAGCAAGGTTTGTGGAATCAATAATCTGCTAAGATAATCGGACTACTACAAGGAGCACAATGAGTAACGTACCTATTCTGGGCGAAAAGAAAATGGACAATGAACCGATGTTTCGGTTGTTGTACTGTCTCGTCTGCGAATCGTTAGACGAACTTCCTCCATACAATGGTGACCCAGAACAAGACCACCTGTTAGCGATTGCTTGTGAATCACACGTATTCCCATCAGGTGAGCCACACAAAGGTAAGTTGTTTGTTCTTCCATTACGTGCCTGGGCAAAAACAGAGTCCAAAAAAGAAATTGTTCGCCAGATTAAAGGCGGAGGTTCTAAGGGCCTTGCAGAAGTAGATGACACCTTCTACGACTCACGCTCTATGTTCTTAGACGACGCAATGAAATGCTATCAACAACACAACAAGCCAAAAGATGGTTGCAACGACTGGCAAATCAAAGAGAAGTTACTCATCCCTAATACTGCAAAAGAACGTAAAGCAGAGGGTATGGGTCGCTACCAGGAGGAAGCAGGTCCAAAGACCTACCTCTGTAATTTCTGCCCAGTATCTATCGCAGTAAACCAACGTAAACAAAAACTGTTAGGACTAAACTAATGACTGAAGAGACACCACAAATTCAAGCAGCGTACTCTGTTGTAATCAAAGCAGATGGAGCGCTAGAAACAATTCCTGTTACAGAAGGCGTTGGTCGTATTGCCAGCACCTACGACATATATCATACTAGCAAGCAGTTAGTCTCCGAGATTGATGACTTCCTACTGGCTGAACGTGTTGCTAAAGCCGTAGTTGATGCCTTACAGCCTGTAACTCCTAGTGAGCAGCAGCGTGCAAAGATTGCTGAAGCATTATCTGAGCGTGGGATAGACCCAACAAAAGCTTAATACGCTCTAAACTAAGGCTATGTTTAAGAACTTAGGAAGTAACTCAAACCCTGTACACATTCAGGGCACTGCTACTTCCTATTTTTCTGCCCCTGAAACAAAGTTAGACCCTAAGTTATTCTCAGAAAAGACTCTAAAGGGATGGGTTCGTAATGGAATTCTGCAACTTCTATTTGGGTTCCTAAATACCAAGTACCGTAATTCAAACCTATGGGCACACGTATGGATTGCAGGCTCTGGTGTCTCATACCAGTGGTCAGCAGCACGTCAGCCTGGAGACTTAGATGTTCTTATTGGAGTGAACTACATTCAATTCCGTAGAGCACACTCAGAGTTTAATGGTCTTGGCGATGTAGAGATTAGCCGTATGTTGAATGAAGACTTCCGCAACCACCTACAGCCACAAACACAGGATTGGAATGGGTACGAGGTTACTTTCTATGTAAACCCAGGTGCTACTGACATTCGCACTATCAATCCTTATGCAGCCTACGACTTAACCCACAACGAGTGGACAGTCCACCCTGAGCAGACAACTGCGCCAGAGAACCCTGTGTGGGATGAGTTTGCAAAGCGTGACCTAGTAAAGGCAACAGAGATTGTTACACGCTATACCAAAGCTCTAACTGACGTACAGGGAGCTCAGAACGACCCAGCACGTCGTAACGCAGAAACACGACTACATGCGGCCCTAACACAGGGCTCTGCAATGTACGAGGACATTCACGGAGCACGCAAGTTTGCCTTCCGTACAGAGGGTGAAGGTTATGCAGATTTTTACAACTATAGATGGCAGGCTGGTAAGAAGTACGGAACCGTACCTGCCCTAAAAAAGATGTCTGAGTACTGGTCAGCATACAAAGCACAACAAGCAGATGAAACTTATGGCATTGACCTGCCAGATACTCAGACCCTAATTAGAAGAGCAGCAACATACCGAGCAAAGGGATAAATGAACATACTCGTATCACTAGACGGCGTACTAAGTTCGGATTCTGGAGAACCAATCCGTGCAGGAGTGGCGCTTTACTACGCCCTAAATATCAATAACCGTGTAGCCATCATGACTTCCCGCAAAGAAGCAGACGCTAAGCAATGGTTACAGTCTCACGGGATCATTAACTATGACGACCTGATTGATTCTTCTTTTGAGCTGGCAGGTGAGGATCTAAAGAAGAGACAGTTTGTTGTCTCTCGTTCCAGGGCCCCTATTGAGATGTATGTAGATGCTGATCCAACTATGTGTGCTTGGGTCTTTGAAGAACAACGAGTTCCAGCAATCCTCTTTAGCCATCCTAATTTTGCAGCAGTTGAGAACCGACCAGATGCCCCAAGTAAGGTACGACGCTGGTCAGATATTGAAAAGGCCATTACCAAGGTCAACATCGCACGCTCAGAACAAGCAACAAGACCAAAAGATACCGTGGCTGAACTCTGGTCTGATTGATGCGTGTCATCTTTAGCGGAGCTGAAGTAGGCTCTAACCGCAATCTTCTTTTTGGCTCAAAGGTTGAGTCAATGGGACTCAACTTTTGGACTCTTCGCAAAAGAGGATTGCCTACTACCAAAAGATGGTTGATTAGCGAGCACTTTGATGCTGACACACAGGTGTTTATTGAGTCTGGTGCAGCTCAAGCTGACAAAGCAGGGCTCTCAAAAGAAGAGTTAACTTCTTTAGCCGCTGATTACCAAGAGTTCCTTGTGGATAACTCTGAGAGAGCATCAGCTTTTATGGAGTTTGACTCCATTGTTTTGGGCAAAGACTGGGTAGAAGCACAACGACCTTTCTACGAACACGACCCTAAGTTCTGGGTAGTCTGGCACGAAGAGTATGGGCTTCCTTCCCTCAAACTAATGTCTCAGACCTATCAGAACGTAGTCATACCCAACGATGAGATTGAGGCTGTAACTAGCCTAGCCGCCCTCACACGGGGCTATCAGAGGCAATTTGGAACTCAGTACCACGCCCTTGCCTGTGCCAAGCCAGACAACATCCGACAGGTACCATTTAGCACTGCCAGCACATTGTCGTGGCTTAGCCCAATGCGCAGAGGCGAAACAATCGTCTGGGATGGCGCTCAAATTAAGCGTTATCCAAAGCGCATGAAAGACCAAGCACGCCCTCGCTACAAGCGCATCGTAGAGAAGGCAGGGCTAGACTATTTAGGGTTTAGCCAAGATAACACCCTTGAAGCGACTA